AAGCTGAAGAAGAAATGGGCGAGCCAGAAGAAATGGAAGTACCTATGGAATCTGAAGAAGCAACTGAAGAAGTTGTTGAAGCTGAAGAAGAAGTAGCAGAAGAAAAAGAAGAAGCTCTTGAAGAAGGCGCTGATCTTAAACCAGCTACAAAACCAGAAACAAAAGAAGGTGCAGACCAAACTAAATCACCAGTAGCGGCCAATGCCGGTGCTAAAGGTGCTGAAGCAAAACCAGCGGCATCTACAGGTGAAGAAAAAGGTGCGGCTACGCCTAAAACAGAAAAAATGACAGACGCTACAACAAAACCAGACGTTAAGAAAGTTTAATAGGAAACTAGAATGGCATCATACTTAAAAGAGAACTTGACTTTTGACGCGGCTAAGATGGAAATCTTATCTGAAGATTCAAAAGACGGCAAAAGCAAGAACTTATACATGAAAGGTATATGTATTCAAGGTGGTGTTAAAAACCACAATGAACGTGTATATCCTGTGAATGAGATTGCCGATGCTGTTTCCACACTTAATGAACAAATCCACGGTGGCTACTCTGTCTTAGGCGAAGTAGACCACCCAGATGATTTGAAAATTAACCTAGACCGTGTTTCACACATGATCACAGAAATGTGGATGGATGGACCAAACGGCTATGGCAAACTTAAAGTTTTACCAACTCCAATGGGTACACTAGTTAAAACTATGTTGGAGTCGGGCGTTAAACTAGGTGTTAGTTCACGTGGCAGTGGTAATGTCAACGAAACTGACGGCAAAGTTAGTGACTTCGAAATAGTCACAGTCGATGTAGTTGCACAACCTAGTGCTCCAAATGCTTATCCAACAGCGATTTACGAAGGACTGATGAATATGCGTGGGGGTGCTGGTGTATTCGAGATGGCACGTGAAGCCAGTGCAGATCAAAAAGTACAGAAGTATTTGAAAGAGCAAGTAACACGCTTGATCAAAGATCTTAAAATTAAATAGGAGATCAGAATGTTAGACGCTATCAAACCATTGTTAGATAGTGGCATCATTAACGAAGAAACCCAAACTGCTATTAACGAAGCTTGGGAATCTAAAATTAATGAAACCAGAGAAGAAATTCGTGCTGAATTGCGTGAAGAATTTTCTGGCCGCTACGATCATGACAAAAAAGTAATGGTTGAAGCTCTAGACAAGATGGTTACTGAAACACTCACCGCTGAACTTAAAGAGTTCGCCGATGAGAAACAAGCTCTAGCAGAAGACCGTGTTAAATTTAAAACACAAATGGTTGAAAATGCTAGTAAGTTTAATGACTTTATGGTTACTAAACTTGCTGAAGAAATTCAAGAACTACGCAAAGAACGCAAAACTCAAACTGAAGCTATTGCTAAGTTAGAGAAATTTGTAATTAATGCGTTAGCTGAAGAAATCAAAGAGTTTGACCAAGACAAGAAAGCAGTAGTTGAAACAAAAGTTAAACTAATAGCAGAAGCCAAAACTAAAATGGCTGAACTAAAAGAAGCATTTGTTACACGCAGTGCTAAACTTGTTAAGGAAGCAGTAGCAAATAATCTAGGCTCAGAATTGGCGCAACTTAAAGAAGATATCCAAAATGCTCGTGAGAACATGTTTGGACGTAAAATCTTTGAAGCCTTTGCTAATGAGTTCTCTGTAACACATTTGAATGAAAACAAAGAACTAGCTAAACTTCAAGCTATCATCAATGAAAAAGAGTCAATCATTAATGAACAGACAGAAGCAATAGCAGAAAAAGATGCTTTAGTTGAGTCTAAAGAACATGAAGTTAAGGTAATTACAGAAAGTGTAACCCGCAAGGAAACATTATCAGAATTACTTCAACCTCTAAATAAAGAGAAGGCTGATTTAATGACCAGTCTACTTGAAAGTGTGCAAACTGACAAATTACAGTCTGCATTCGAAAAGTATTTGCCTGCGGTTCTAAACAATTCTGTTAAAACAAAAGCTGATAAGGCTATTGTAACAGAATCACGTAAAGAAGTGTCAGGTGATAAAACTGCTAAAGAAGACGTAGTAACAGACGACAACAACGTTGTTGCGTTAAGACGTTTAGCAGGGCTTAAATAATAAACTTTTAATTAAAAGGAAATATAGAAATGACAACCCAACTATTAGAAGGCCGTTGGAACGAGACCAAAGACGCCCTGTTAGAAGGTTTAAATGGTTCTCGCCGTACAACAATGGCTGTAATTTTGGAAAACACTAAGAAGCACTTGCAAGAGAATGCTACTAGTGGCGCAACAAGCTCTACTAACGTTGCTACACTTAACCGCGTTATTCTTCCAGTAATCAGACGTGTTATGCCAACTGTTATTGCTAACGAACTCGTTGGTGTACAACCAATGACTGGACCTGTAGCACAGATCCATACTTTAAGAGTACGTTATGCTGAAACAAACAACGCAACAGGTACTGCTAACGACGTAACTGCTGGTGACGAAGCATTATCACCATTCAAAGTTGCTACTGCATACTCTGGTGACGGTACTGCTGGCTTAGGTGCTTCAACAAGTACACTAGAAGGTAATCCAGGTAAGAAAATTAACGTTCAAATCATGAAACAAGTTGTTGAAGCGAAAACTCGTAAATTATCAGCTCGTTGGACATTTGAAGCGGCTCAAGACGCTCAAGCAATGCACGGTTTAGACGTTGAAGCAGAAATTATGGCGGCTTTAGCACAAGAAATTACTGTTGAAATCGACCAAGAAGTTCTAGCTTCATTAAGAGCTTTATCAGGTAACACATATAACTACAATCAAAGTACAGTATCAGGTACAGCTACATTCGTTGGTGACGAACATGCGGCATTAGCGGTTACAATTAACCGTGCGGCAAACTTAATCGCTCAACGTACACGTAGAGGCGCTGGTAACTGGGCTGTAGTTTCACCTGCGGCTTTAACAGTGTTACAATCTGCTACTACATCAGCATTTGCTCGTAGTACAGAAGGTACATTCGAAGCACCAACAAATACTAAATTCGTTGGTACATTAAACGGCGCTATGAAAATTTATGTTGATGGTTACGCAAGTGACACTCAAGCAGTTTTAGTTGGCTATAAAGGCTCAAGTGAAGCTGATGCGGCGGCATTCTATTGCCCATACGTACCATTAATGAGTAGTGGTGTTGTATTAGATCCAGCAACATTCGAACCAGTAGTTGGTTTCATGACAAGATATGGCTATGTAGAATTATCTAACACAGCATCATCTCTTGGTAATGCGGCTGATTACTTAGAAGAAGTTGGTGTAAGTAACTTATCTTTCCAATAAGATTTGTTATAATACATTCTTTAA